ACTTAGTTGCTTTTACGAACCCTTTTTGTCGATTTTCAAACCCAATTACAGAAAACGAACATGGACCACCTATCCAACCTACTATCCTCACTTTCAATTTCAAGACCCCTACAAAACCTTGAATTTGTAAACTTTGACCCTCACCACGCTCACGCTCCCGCGTTCAAAATGGAACACAACGACCTTTACTGGTATTGCCAAACTATTGTCTCAACAACAATTTGTCTCTACTCTTGTCTGTTTGCCCTACGAACTACCCAACGAGCTTTGACCAACTACAGAAGATCAAAGACTGACCCTGCCGCCGCCGAAACCTTCCTCTTACGGTATGACGTCGAACCCTTCGAACCAATAAAAGACGATCTCTACTACGAATCGCTTAACTACATGACTGAAAAATTCAGACCCAAGTGGCTTATGCACCCCGTACACTTCACTGATCTCCGCTGGTATCCCTGGAAACTCGATACATCCGCAGAACGACCCTTCTCGACCTCGCAGAAATATAAGGATATACTTATAGAAAAGTACAAAGCTGGACTAATTCCCAACGCTGCCGCAAAATTCGGTAATCTCTACACTGAGATCTTCGAATACTGTCGCTCAATAGTTCACTTCGTAAAACTCGGAACAATCCTCGATTGCCCCGATCACATCCAGATGCACGTCAAACCTGCACTCGTACAATCACACGAACCTGATAAAGTCAGATCCGTCTGGGGTATGCCAAAATATTTCATCTTCATCGAAGCTATGTTTTTCTGGCCTCTCTTTTCTCACTACTTCTCGGTAAAACTCACTCCCCTCCTTTGGAACTACGAATCCCTCAACGGTGGATGGTATCGCCTCAACGACGAATATCACTCTACTTTCAAATCATTCAAAACCATCTTTAACACAGACTGGTCTGAATTCGATATGAGATTCTACTTTTCAATATGGCAAGACATCCTCTCTGCCACCAAGACTTACTTCTGCTTTTGCGGAAAATACTGTCCCACCACGTTCTACCAAGATCCTAAAACCGAACCCTCCAAGATCGAAAATCTATGGCTTTGGCTCGAACGCAATTACTTCGCTGCCACCTGCTCCTCCCCACTAGGAAGAGTCTTCAAACGCCACTTCGCTGGTATGCCCTCCGGCATATTCTGCACTCAATTTTTCGACTCATTTTACAATGGAGTAATGATCATCACCTGCCTCAAGGCACTAGGCCACGTCACACCTGACGACCTATTTCTCAAACTTATGGGAGATGACGCTCTATTCGGTCTACTCACCACCATTCCTGTCACAGAATGGGCTGACTTCCTCGAACGACTATCACTCGAAGCACTTCGCCGTTTTAACGCTCGTCTCAGCCCAACCAAATCTCACGTTTCACTTGGAATTCAAGGCGCTAAAGTCCTGTCTTACTTCAACAATAACGGATTACCATTCCGCGAAGACGAAGACATCCTAGCTCACCTTCTCCACCCCAAAACGCTCAGAGATACACCTGAACGA